TGTGTCATTTGTGAATGCGAGTATGCGCCGACACGGTTGGGGTCGAAGACCTGCTCGAGGCGGTGCGCTGACAAGAACCGGTACCGGTTGCAAACGGAAAGACGGGCGGCGCAACGTGGTGCAGCATAATGGGCGGGTGTTGTCTGATGCCTGACCATGAGGTCGCCCGCCACACCCGCGAACATCGCATCTACCTGTCCATCGGAGACATCGCAGCCTGGATGAAAGTCCCCGCTGCGTCTATTTCAGTTCGGCATGTTGACCGGGCACCGGATCGTGATGACCGGGTGGTGCGTATCTGTTTGTTGGAACGTGTCGATGACTGACGCTGAACCCCACTCGAAGGAACAGTTGCTTGCTACCCAGGGGGCCGGCCGATCTGCGACAGAGTGGCTTCAGCAGGGGATCGACAACGGATGGTGTACCGGCTGGTACTGCGAGAATCACGACGGATTCGCATACGAGGATGGCGATGAAGTCGCTGAGTTGTGGGAGGAACACGAAGGCTCGGACTTTTGCTGGAATATCGTCCGCATCAAGGCTCCGGTGTCTCACACTGTCCGCGCGAAGCCGTAACCCACAACCAGGAGGCATGATGAAACCCGCACCACTGATTGACGACCAACTCGACGCGATGCCCCAGGTGCAACGCATCGCCTACTTCCGCGCCCTGTACCCCAGCTTGGGCCACAACGCCGCGATCAGCATCGGCTGCGCCACCACGTCAGAGGGGCGAGCATGGGAACTACAGATGGCCCGTGGCGAACGTGCCGCAGTGACGGCGGACGACCCGAACGAGGTCACCCGTGAACTCGACGGGGCACGCGACGACCTGGTCGCAGAACAGCACCGGCAGTTATGACTGGCGACGAAGCCGACCGGATCCTGTTCCGCATCTCATCAATCTGGCCGCAAACAACAATCACAGACGGCACCATCTCCATCTGGCGCAGCTACCTCCAAGAACCCACCTACACATTCGACACAGTGACCCGAGCCATCGACCGCCTCGCAGGCGAATCCAAATGGTGGCCCCCGTGGGCAACCCTGGTCGAAACCGTTGCCGCCACCAAACGAGCCGACGACTCAACAACCCGCGGCCTACCCGAAGGCGACCGCCAATGTCTCCCGCTTGCAGAATCAGCCAAGCGTGCACACGCCACCCGGATGCTGCTTTGTGAGTGCGAAACCTGCTAGGGTGTCGGTACCGACAGGGTGGTTCCTGCGGTGAGACAAGTCCAACCCCTCAACCGGTGTTCGTGCCCTAACAGGCCAACCGATGGTTGGGGGGTTGTTCTGTTTTCCTTGGCCGGCAACTGTCGGGTATCTTTCACCCGCTGCGGTGGGCCTTGGGGTAGCCGGTGCCGGGTCGTATCTGACATTTCCTGCGGGATCGGTTGGGGGCCGGGACGCGCAACGGCCCCAGCCTGGCGGCTGGGGCCGGCGGGGGGGTTTGGCGGGCGAGCCGAGGCGCTACGGCAGAACGCTCGCTAGTAGCGCGGTGGGCGGGTCGACCGGGTTAGAAATACAACTCGCGATTAGCCACACGAATAGAAACGCGAGGGCTAGCACCTTGGCGGTTTCGCGTCGGCTGGTGGTCATGCTGGGCCCAGGTACTCGGGTTTGCGGCTGTCGGTTCCGTTTCCGTAGCGGATCTGGGCGCCCAGCTCGAGCCCGGGCACGGCGTCGGGGACGTTGTCCAGGGTGCCGGTCCCGGCGTAGTCGGTCCCGGCGGTGACTATGACCCACATCGATTCGGTGCGGCCATCGGTGCGAGGGAACCCGACGACCTTTAGTAGCACCTGGCCGGCGGGGTCTATTAGTTTCCAATTTCCGAACGCGCGCCAATCGTTCACGGCGTGCGGCAATCTGGCGCGACGTTCATGGTGGGCAGGCTGGCCGCGTTAGGCGGACAGGGCGTTTCGTAGTCTTCGGGGTTCTCGAGATATGCGACGGCCAGTACGAATAGGAAAACGGCGGTGGCTATCGCGAGGCGGCGGGCTAGTCGGTTGGTCATGGTTCTCCTAGTGGATTGGGAAAATGATGTCGGGTGCGGTGGTGCTGTGTTTCGGCGAGCAAGCGCGGCAGTGGCTACACGCGCCACGGTAGGTGCCGCGAACCTGAACGGTGCGTGGCATGTTGTCGGCGTCTACTGGGCAGACGAGGGCGCGGCGGGGTCCGTCGCCGGCTAGGCGGCGGATCTTCTCGAGTAGGCGACGACCTTCGTCGGCGCTTTCGGCCATCATCGCGACGGGTAGGGCGTGGTATGCGTCGCCGCGTAATGCGTTGACGGTGCGGCGCAGCATGCTGGGATCGCTACTCAGGTAGTAGGTCCAGCCTGGAGGCGGTAGCCCGGTGTCCGGGTCGAGTAGGCGGCGCAGATAATCCCGGCCGGCGCCATACGAGCGGGAGTATCCCCACACTGTGAGCCGCTCGGCGTCGTCGGCGTCTACCTGGTGGGCGGCTTCGCGCCATGCGTCCACTAGTGCGGCGCTCCACCAGTCGCCACTAGCGGCAACGCGGAACGTAGGCCGCGTGACGCCTAGATCAACCTGGCGGTCACGGCTTCGGCGCATCAATGCCGCGGCGAGGGCGGCACCATTGCCGGCGGCTAGTTCCCGGTTCCAATCCTGGCGGCGACGCTCGGCGGCGTGCCTAGCCTCATGCCGGTAACTTTCGATGGTGACGGCGTAGCAGTCGGCACGGCATGCGCTCGAGGATCCGGGGCACGTTGCCACGGCCGGCCACCAGGTGGCGTTAGCGGTGCGTGGTCGGCCATTCGGGCGGGCGGTGGTCGTGGTTTTGGAGTCTTCGCAGAGGTGGGCGTCTAACTCTGCGAGGCTCCATAGTCCGGGGCGGCGCAGGGTCACGGGTTGGGCGTTCATAGTGTGGGCTCCTCCTCGGTGTCAGGCGTGGGGCAATCGGGGTGGGGAATCTCACAGGCGAACCGGAAGCCACCTATAGCAACGGTGCCGGCGAGTGGGTGGTCACAGTGTGGGCAGTTCATAGTGTGGGCTCCTCTTCGATTAGGTCCGCCAGGATCTCGGCGGCGGTTTCGACGGCTTCAGCTAGGGGGACGATGGTTGGATGGCGTAGCCCTACGTGGTCGGCGGCGGGGATAACGGTGCGGCAATCGATAGCGGGGCCGATTGATAGGGACGCTCCCAACGCGGTAACGGTGTGGACGTTGTACGTCCAGCCTCCGCGGTTGACCACGGCCGGGAAAGTTCTACCCCATCCGTCGTCTAGGTCTGCGTCCAGGACGATTACTAGCGGCCGGGTCATCGGATTAGCCCGGGGATACTCGAGCGGGCATCGTCCACTATCGCGGCGAACCCGTCTACGTCATCGCCTAACAGGTCGGCCAGGTCGTGACGGGTAGCGGCGAGGTCATCCCTAGCGCAGGTCGTACCCTCGGGCTGGCCGATTAGAGCGGCGCATCCTCGGATCTGAAAGTCGCGGCGGACCTTGTCGAACGTCGAGTCGGTTTCGTCGGCGGCTTCGTGGATGCTGTCGATTTCCCACGGTTCACCACAACGGGGGCAGGGAATATCCATCACGCGTCTACTTGTCCGGCCCAACCTGGCCCGGTGCGGCGGGCTTCGCGGGCGTCGTTGGGTTCTACGTCTTCGGCGGGGATCATCCAACAGCCACGCCCGGGGTCTTCGGCGTGGTGGTACTGCTCGTCTGAATAGTCGTAATCAATGGCGCGGCCACAATCTCCGCACGGCTCGGGGTGGCGGAATCGTTCGCCGGTAGCCAACTCCAGGGGCGTGAAAGTCTCGGCAGGGCTCCAGACTTCAGGCGGCGCGGGTATCTCGGCAACACGTACACAACGAACAGCAACGGACAACGGCGCCGGGTTTGCGTCGCCGCTGGACTGCCACGGCAACAACGTCCACGGTTCGGGGTAGTCCATACTGCGGGCATCCTCGGCGGTGATCTCGAGGGAGTCGGTGATTATGGCGGCGAGCCCGGTCGCAATGTCGACCAGGGGGGACACGGGTCCGTCGGTCTTCCATCGGGCCGGCATCGTTACGCGGTAGGTCATGTCAACGGTGACGGTGCACGGCTGGTGAATGCCAAGCGTGACAGGCGGCGGGGTTTGGTTGGTTGCGCGGGTCATGCCGACACTTCCCGCGGGTCACAGATTTCAACTACTGCGAAGCCGAGAGCCGTCGCCGCGTCCAGCGTGGTTTTAGTCAGAGTCGTTGTACCAGTCAGACCGGCGAAGATCTTCGCGGCCTGGTTGACTGGGTAGGCGAGGACCTTTCCGTAGACTTCACGGGTGCGGTACTCGACGCGGCCGGCAGGCGGCGGCGGTTTCGGGTCGCCATAGATGCGGGCTAGGGCTTCCTGCTTGTCGGCTTCGAGCATTGCCTGCACGGCGGCATCGCCCATATCCATTGAATCAGACATTGCGGTTCCTTTGGTTAGCGGTTGAGACAGGGCCACTTTACACCACGGGGAGCGGCCGGCGCAAGTTTATCGCCGGCAGATCCGGGACTCGAGGACTGGGCCAGGACCGGAACCTGGGCCGGCACCAGCTCGCGCCAACTCGGGCCGGCGCCAGGCTTCGACCTGAGTCGGCGACGCTCTGCTAGTCGCCGGCAGATTTGGGCAGGAGGCTCCAACTCGCGGCCATCGCAGCGGCGTAGTGCCAGCCGCTGCGCTGCACGACGGGCCGAGCCGCACAGCCCGCGACCACCACCACCGACCGAACACCTGTACCCTCGCCGCCCCGGCGCGCCCTTGCCCTTCCGGCGGCCAACCGACTACCACCCACAAAAGTCCCGCCGCCGGCCCACAAACCCTGGAGCCCAAAGAGCCAACCGACCAGCAGGCACAACAAGCTGACACCCACCACGGCCGGCCAGCGGCCGCAGGCCGCCAACAACCAAGATGCCGCCGCTCGCGGCGACGCAATACCTGATCCCTACAGCGCCGACACCGGCCAACACCCACCCAAGGCACCGGCGCAAAGAAAGACAAACTTCGAGGGGAAGCCGGGTAACAAAGCCAACACCCACCGCGGCCCCCCCGGCTGAACACACAACCTGGGAGAAAGAGGGCGCCCACAACAGAAGTAGAGCCACCCAACCATAAGGCGCCCCAAGCAAGTCTCTGGGAGGGTAGTTGGCGCAGGGTGGGCGGGGCACGGAGGAGCGCAGCGGGGGAGTGCCCCGGCCCCCAAGCCAACTAGACTGATTAGGGGTGTGGTTGTGGGTGTGCTTTTGGTGTTTGTGCTGGTGGGGGGGTGGTTTTGGGGGTTTGGGTTGGGTTGTGGTGGGCCAGTTTATGGTGGTTGGTTTTGGGGGTTTGTGGTCTGGCTGTGGTGTGGTGTGGGGGTGGGGTGTGTTGGGGTGGGTTGTGTGTTGGGGGTTTTTTGGCAGGGTCGACCCTTGGGTGCCCTCCGCCAGTTGACGCCTGGTCTGCGTTGCAGTCGCTTTGGCCTGTGCGCTGCGCCCGTGTACCTGTGTGCCGGTGGTGGCTTCTTTGGTGCGCGGGTCTGAGGCCCCTCTGACGGGCGAGCCTCACGCTGGTTGGGCGGGAAACACCGGGTTGCGGTGTTGTTGGTGATGGTAGCAGATGGTGTCGGGGGTTGGTTGGTTGGTGTACGGTGCGGGGGTTATCTGTTTTTTCGTATCGTCTGTTTGGAGTGTTGATGTCTTCTGATGCCTGTGGCCCTTCGTTGTCTTCGGTTCGTTGTTCGTTGAGGGAGAAGCCGGAGTGTTTGTTGTGTGGGGTTCCGATGCAGCGGGCTGGGTCGTGCATGGTTTGTCCGTTGTGTGGTGAAACTAGTGGTTGTTCGTAGCTGGTTGTGTCGGTAGATGCGGGGGGTGTCGCGAAGGTTGTTGCTGCGGTTGCTACCCTGGTGGCTTCTGTTGGGGGGTTGCTGGTGGCCGTTAGGGGAGATTCTCCAGACTCTTCGTCTGGGGGTGTGACTATTGTTTTGCGCGAGGTTGGCGATTATGAACGTTTTTTGGACGATAATCCCGGTCATTGGCGGGAGTGAGTTGTTTCGATGAGTAGCGGGGTTCCGATCCGGTGAGAACGTTTTCGTTCGGGGCAGGCGTCCAGTCAACGGCGGTGTTGGCGTTGCAGGCGATGGGGCGGCTGCCTGAACCGTATGACGTATTCCTGTTTGCTAACGTCGGTGACGATTCGGAGCATCCTGACTCGCTGGCCTACTTCCGTGATGTGCATATGCCGTTCGCGGAGGCTCACGGCATCCGGCTGGAAGAACTGCGACGGGTGACGCGGGACGGGGCAACGCCGACGTTGCTCGAGTATGTGCTTGGGGAGCAGCGGTCGGTGCGTATCCCGTTGCATCTCCAGGGTGGCGGTCCTGGTAATCGGACTTGTACTGATGTTTACAAGATCAAGGTCGTTCGCAAGTGGCAGCGTCAGCATGGTTCTTCACGGGAGAATCCGGCGGTGTGTGGCCTCGGGATCAGTGTGGATGAGATTCACCGGGCACGCACCGTTTCGGGCTTTGATGACCAAGTTCTTGAGTATCCGCTCATCGACCTCGGCCTGAGCCGTCGCGACTGCTACGACATCATCAACGAGGCAGGACTGCCGCGTGCCCCGAAGTCGGCCTGCTGGTTCTGTCCGTTCCACAATCGTGAGAACTGGCGAGAGTTGAAACGCGAGCAGCCGGTCCTGTTCCTCAAAGCCGCCGAACTTGAACGCACGCTTGGCGACCGGCGGGAGGCACTTGGGAAGGATCGCATGTGGCTTACCGCTTCATCGAGGCCGCTTGACCAGGTGGTTGATGACCAGTTGGCGTTTGCTTTTCCCGAAGGCCCGGACGGTTGCGACTCGGGGAGTTGTTTCACATGAGTAGCGGGGTTCCGATCCGGGCGGAAGTGTGGATCAAGTTTCAGGAACTACGCGATGGTGGCCTTTCCCGGTATGCGGCGGCGAAGAAGTTGTCGATTTCGCAGCGTGCCGCGAAGGATTTCGAAGATGGCGTCGGGTCGAAGGTGGGTCGGGCCGCGAAGGCTGCCTACGATTTGTCGAAGAAGCCTCCGGTTACGCCCTATGAGGAGATGTGTGACGAGGCCCGCGAAGCTTTCTACGACATTGAGGTGTTTGCCAAGCGGTATTTCGGTCTGATTCTGATGCCGTGGCAGGTGGAGGCCACGAATGTGTTGATGGAGTTGTTGATGTCGCCGTATGAGGAGTACGTCGTTATCAATGCGCCACCTGGGTGCGGCAAGTCGACGTTCTTTACCAGGATTTTGCCGGCGTGGGCGACGGTGAAGGATCGAACGATTCGTGGCATGATCGGTTCGCATACGAATCGGCTTGCAGAGTGGTACACGCGTCGTTTGAAGAACGAGTTTGAGCGTGAGCAGCCGGTGCGGGCCGAGGCGAAGGATTTGAAGATTGGTTTGGCGTTGGATGCTGCGTCGACACTGGTCGCGGACTATGGACGGTTCAAACCGGATGTGAAGGAGGTGTGGCGGGCTGACCAGTTCACCGTCGCGCAGCCTGACGATGTGCCTGTGTCGGAGAAGGAGCCGACATGGACATGCTTCGGGGTTGATTCTGGTTTCCTCGGTGGCCGGTTCGATCTCATTGTTTGGGACGACCTGTATGACCCGCGGAAGATGCGTACTGCGGAGGCCCGCGACGATTTGAAACGCTGGTGGGATGAGGTTGCGGAGACACGTTTGGAACCTGGCGGGTTGTTGATCCTTCAGGGGCAGCGGATGGCGCCGGATGACATTTACCGTTACGCGTTGGATAAGACGTTGACTGATGAGCAGGTCGATGAGGAAGACGAACTCGATGAGGAGCGGGGGCCGTTCGAACTCGAGGGGAAGCGGTACCACCATCTCGTCTACCAAGCCCACTATGAGGACCGGTGCGAAAAGTTGCACAAGTTGGGTTCGCCGGCATACCCGGAGGGGTGTCTGCTTTACCCGAGGCGCCTCAACTGGAGGAAGTTGTCGCACATCCAGTCGCAAACCCCTGACCGGTACGCGATTCTTTACCAGCAGGAAGACGCCGATCCGGCTGTCGTACTCGTTGACCCGTTGTGGGTTTCCGGGGGGGTCGGCGTGGACGGTGTCGAATACCAGGGTTGCTGGGATGCGGATCGTGACCTGTGGGAACTCCCTCGGAACCTTCCCGGTGATGTGGTCATTGTCGCAACGGCTGATCCGTCGCCAACAAAGTTTTGGGCGTTGCAGGTTTGGGCGTATGTGCCCGAGTCGGGTATGCGGTATCTGCTCGAGTCGTACCGGCAGAAGATGGACGCTCCGACGTTCCTGGATTGGAACCACACCGAAGGTGTGTTCACGGGGATAGCGGAGGAATGGTGGCAGCGTTCCGTCGAGATGGGGCATCCGATTCAGTATTGGATCGTGGAAGCCAACGCCGCGCAGAAGTTCATTTTGCAGTACAACCATTTTCAACGCTGGTCTGCGTCGCGGGCAGTGAATCTGATTCCGCATTACACGCATTCGCGCAACAAGGGTGACCCGAAGTTTGGTGTCCAGATGCTTGGCCCGTTGTATCGGCACGGTTTGGTGAGGCTTCCGGGCCGGCAACGAACAGAGGCGCGTCCACACGCGCTACTGTTAGTGAACGAGGTGACCAAGTGGACGCCCGAAGGTTCTGGCGCGTCCACTGACGACTGTGTCATGGCGCAGTGGTTCCTCGAACATAACCTCCCAAACATTCACATATCCACTGGGAATGTGACGCCGATGTGGCGTCCGACATGGATGACAAAGAAGGCAGGATGATTCCTTACCATGAGGTCCGCTGAGGACATCTTCGAACTGTTGCGGCAACGTGAAGCCAACCAGGGCCTTGCGTTGGAACGCATGCGTCGTATCCGTGCCGCCTACAACGGCGACATTGTCGTTGCTCTTCCCGAGCTGGACGAATACGAATCGTCGTCTGTGGCGAACCTTGTCTCCTCAGGGTTGGATCAGATGGCGATGCGGATCGCTTCGCACACCCCCGACATTCTTTGCCCACCGTCGAACCCGGCGTCGAAGAGATCCGACGACTACGCCAGGGTTCGCCGCCAAGCCCTTTTCGGCATGTGGGAACACAACCGTATGGCGATCAAACTGAGTCGCCGTGCCCGGTATCTGATCGGGTACGCGTCGGCTCCAGTTTCGCTCCGATACAACGAGCGTGAAGAGGCTGTCGAATGGACGGTGCGTGACCCGTTGACAGCTTTCCCCTCGCCTGTCATCGGCGCCGACGATCTCGAACCGGCCGATTGCATCTTCACCTACGAACGCACCTGGGGCTGGTTGAAGAACAAGTACCCGGAGCAGGCTGAACGGCTTCGCGTCGCATCCGTCGAAGTCGACGTAGGCGATGTGTTCCAACTCGTTGAATACTGCGACCATGAGGAAACGGTTCTGATCGCTGTCGGGCAACGCCCACAAGACAACCACGGCCGCACTGCTTGGAACCAATACACATCGGAGCCTTTGGCCGAGTTGGAACGGATTCCGAACCGTGCCGGCATGTGCCCGGTCGTAACCCCGGGCCGCATCAACCTCGACAAGCCGCAAGGCCAGTTCGACGGCATGATCGGCATGTACCAGACGCAGGCCCGGTTGATGGCGCTCGAGGTGATCGCCGTTCAGAAGGGCATCTTCCCCGATACCTGGCTTGTCGCCCGCCAAGGCGAGCAACCACAGATCGTCAACACTGCGAACGGGCTCACCGGAGAGGTCGGCATCGTCAAGGGTGGCGACATGCGCGACATGACTGTCGCCCCCGGCTTTATGACCAACCCGACCATTGACCGGCTCGAACGTGCCCAACGGATCGAAGCAGGCATTCCGCCCGAGTTCGGTGGCGAATCCAGTTCCAACATTCGTACCGGTCGACGCGGCGAAGCTGTCCTGTCCGCAGTCGTTGACTTCCCCGTTCAGGAAGCGCAACTGTTGCTTGCCGCATCGTTGGAGGTTGAGAACCGGCGCGCCATTGGCCTTATGAAGTCCTACGCAGGGAACCGGGCGACATCGTTCTACGTCACCACGAAGGGGGCGAAGGGCCGTGTCGATTTCACACCAAACCAGCATTTCGACAGCGACCACAACAAGGTCGTGTTCTCCCATCCCGGCACCGACCTCAACGGTTTAGTTGTCGGCGCTGGGCAACGGGTCGGCATGGGTACCTTGTCGAAGAAGTCGTTCATGGCGTTGGATCCGATGGTTGACGACGCCACTGTCGAAGCCGACGAAGTCGTCGCAGAAGGGTTGGAACAAGCCCTCCTCGTTTCGTTGCAGACGCAGGCATCGCAGGGTGCTTTACCGCCCGGTGATGTGGCCCGCGTCATCCAGCTCGTTCGCTACAACAAGAAGGATTTGCCGGCTGCGATCCAGCAGGTGCATGAGGAAGCCCAGCAACGCCAGGCTTCCGAAGTGCCGCCCGGGTCGCCGGAAACGCAGCCGGGGATTGCCCAGCCCGGGGCGGGTGCTGAGGCGCGACCCGCGCCTGCCCCGGCTGGGCAACCAGCCTTACGCGACCTTCTCGCCCAGGTGGGTGGCTGATGCCGCGCAACGGCAAGGGTCAAAAGGTGCAGACTGCCCCCGGGCAAACCTACGGGAAGGCGTTGGAGCAGGAAGAGGCGCAGAAGGTTGCGCCGTTGCCGCAGCAGCCTGTCCCGAGGATGGCTCCCGGTAGCCAAGGCGGGTTGACGCGTCCGACGGAACGGCCTCGGCAACCGATCACAGCCGGGGCGCCGGTCGGTCCCGGCGGTGGCCCCGAAATGGTTGCCCAACCGCCAACTGGTGCCGTTGAAGAACTGTCGGAACGGCTTCGCACCTACTTGCCGATTTTGGAAACGAAGGCGGCGCAACCCGATGCGTCAGCAAACTTTCGCATGTTCGTTCGTCGGGTTCGTGCCCTCGCTGCCCGCTCCCCTGGCGAGGCGTAAGCTGTGCCGGGTTGGCTTGATCGCCTCGATGACCTTTGGGATGCAGGGTTTGAACTGGGGCGCACCAATGTCAACGTCGCCCTTGATATAGCGACGGCGCCGTTCACCGACGACGAGTACGAAGGCTTCTTCGGAACTGTCGCCGGCATCTCTATGGACTATGCGTCCGAGTCGATGCAGCATCTCATCGGCCCGGAAGGTCTTGGCGGTGTCGCCATTGGTGCCTTACCGCCAGCGGTTCGGCGTGGCGGCAACGACACTTTGCATGCCCTCGAGTGGGCGTATCGGGAAGGGGTCGGTGAACCTTTGTCGACAGCGTTCACGGCTGGTTCGCTGCTCGAAGCGAGGGGTCGCGGCGATGACCTGTCGGGTTTCTTCGACCGGGATTTGTGGAGCGAAGCCTACGGGATAGCGCAAACACGGTCCCCTGGGCAGGCGTTCACGCTCATGTTCGCATCGTCGGAGAACAACAACATTCTTGATGACGAGTGGCGAATCGGTGTCGAAGGTACCCGCTGGTTCAGCACCGTTTCCGGCATCCTCGATTTCGGGGCACGCATTTATCTCGATCCGACGTTCCTTGGCGCCAAGGCTGTTATGGCAGGGCGTGCCTACCGGGAAGGTGCCCGTGTCGCCCAGTATTTCAATGAGGGTGGCGGGTTTGGCCGGTTCGCAGACGATGTGGAGAACCTGGTTGGCCCCGGTGGCGCCGCTGCTAGGGCTCGACCCGCTGCCCCCGCTGCCGCTGCCCCTGGTGCTGCTCCTGCTGCCGGCGCCGCGAAACCTCTGATCGAAGCTCTTGACAATCTGAGCAAAGAGTATCCGTCGTATTATTTCACATCAGACGATGAAGGTCGGGCCTTGTATGCCCAGTTTCTAGAACACCCGGATCGTTATGGCACGCCGACAGCGCCAATCGTGAGCGCCATAGACCTGTCTGATGATCTCGCTCATCCAATCGCTTATTTTGAGGGCGCCTCTGACGACGCAGTCAGGAACCTGAGAACAGAGGAAGGCTTCCGGCCAGCCACTACAAAGCCGAGTGGGGCGCCAGAACCGATATTTGGGACCGTCGTATATCACGGTGCCCGTAATGCTGATCTTGGAAACTACATAGACCCGGAAACGGGTGAACTTGTTTTGCGTGCAGCCTCCAACTTTGAAGGCAGAACTTCGTCTGTTTCGTTTACTGACTCCTTAGATACGGCTTGGGATTATTCGACCCGGGTTCCAGCTGGAGGTGGGGCCAGGATGGATGGCTTGATCTTTGAGATTGACGAAGCGGCCCCGGTATTTGACGAGTTGCTATTGGTTCGGGAGTCTGGGGAAGAACTGGCTGTCAACTTCCCCGTGCCTCACGATCCGCTTAGTGAAGTACGAATCCCGAAAGAGCAGTTTCGTGTAATCAGTACTGGGACAGCGGACGATGCAGCAGAAAGGTCAGCACTACTCGTCAGAAGCCGAGAGGAGATGGCTCGTTTGTCTGATGAGGAGTTGGCGGGAAGGTATAGTGCTTTGCTTGAGCATGAGGAGATGCTTGAGTTTCGGGGGGGTGGTGGTGACCCCACAGATTGGGATAGGAACCAGATCTATGGGGAGATTTGGCGGCGTTTCAGCCGGGATGCCCCCGCTGCTCCTGCTGCTGCTCCCGCTGCTGCCCCCGCTGCTCGGATGGCTGACGACGCCGCACGGATGGCTGACGAGGTGATTGATCCGCGCGAAGTCTGGTATTACGGTGGCAACTACAACCCACCTGTCAGACGACTAACAGAGGATGGTATCCCTACCCCAGATGGTGAGCCGTGGGCGGGGTCCGCACATGAAAACATGTTGGAACAGGTGCGTCAGGCTGCCGTAGATGGGGGGCTTGATATGCCCCCGTTGGGGTCTGCTGACGGCGTCGAACGTGTTTATGGGGTGCTTCACGAGAGGGGTGAGGGCTACTACCGTATTATCAAAGATCCCGACGGTCATTTGAATGTGGTGTCCGTTGAAGCGCCTACTGCGGCGGATTGGACACGCTGGCACGCCTCGGTGGAAGAGGCTCCTGCTGCCGGCGCCGCACGCGCTGCCGGTGGCCGAACAACTTCGGAAATGCAGGCCATTTTCGATGATGTTGGGATGCATCAGACGGAGATGACGGGGCGGACAATGGATGAACTGGTCGCTCGGACTCACCCCGGTTCAGGCGCGTTTATAGAAGGCGCTGTCGAAAAGAAGGTTGCGGCAGAGTTGTGGTTGCGTGAGCGACCGCACCGGGTCGGCAGAACCGTTGACGATTTGGAGGACTGGGCTATAGAGCTGACCCCAGTTGACGAGCTTCGTGTCCAAACTCAGGAACTAAGCGAATCTCTTGGTCGCCTCGGGGGGGAGATCCGATCCGGCAATCTGGAAGGGGCGGTTCGGGCAGGCGACGACGTATCGGAAAAGGCAGCCAACTGGTTCCGGGCCTACGACAAGGAGTTTGGTCCCGCCCCCGAAGGTCTGCCCTCATGGATGCAACCCTACGACGATGCTATAGACGATTGGGAATACCTTGAGTTTTTGACGCCGCTTGAAGAAACAATAACCGATGTCCTTGTCCAGCAGTTTGGTGATGATGTGTTGGAGCAGATACGGGCGTTGCCTGGTGCTGGTGGCGTTGCTGCTGCTGCCCCTGGTGCTGCTCCTGCTGCTGGCGCTGCCGGCGCTGGCGCTGCCGGTGTTGCCGCTACTGCCGCCCGGGCGCGCGTTGCCGCTGCGGCGCACCCGCCAGCGGCCTTGACTGGTACTCCAGACGAGTTGCTGGCGGGCCTAGACGAGTTGACGACATTCGGGCCAAATGCTGTTGAAGACTTGGCTAGCGGCGGGTCCGGTGCTGCCGAGGAACTCATAAAGGAGTGGGGAGGGAACCCGCTCGAGGGCTATCACACGCCCTCTACGCAGTCTTTCACCCCAACCGAATATCTTTCGCAGGAGGCGCGAGCGGCAGCAGTAGAGGCTGGCGAAGCGGCATTTTGGGAGATTCCGTACAGGTCTATGTCACGGCGCCCGATAGTTGACCAGGACGGCTGGGAGGTTGCCACCGTTTGGGTGCGGTTGGATACCCGTGCGGTGGACCCACAGCTCGCTTCTGCTGGTCATTCTCGGCTGATATGGGAAGCCGAGTTGGCGGAGGTTGTGTCACGGGAACTGGCTGAGGCGTTTGTGCGCGGCGGTGGCGACATTGTTGCTGGTGCTGCTTCTGTTACTGGTGGGCCTCCGCGTTCGTGGGTTGCCGCTGCTGCTCCCGCTGGCGCTGCCGGTGCCGGTGCTGCCGGTGTCGCCGCTACCGGCGCCCGCGCCGCCGGGGCCAGATCCGAAGGTGTCGAACAACTCGCCGGCCGAATCCGCGAAAAGTATTTCCCCAACCACGGCGACGGCGACCTCATCGCCTACGAACTCGCCCAAGCAGTCCTTGGCGAAGGCGGCTACGTCGGGGGACGCAACTCGATGGAAAACGTCATGCGGTTCTTCATGGGCAACATCCACGCCATTCGCCGCGTAGCAGAAGAATCACCCGCCGTCGCAACCCGCTACTCCAGGTTCCTCAAAGAAGCCCTCAAGATCGAAGAAGCGGTTCCACCCGGAACGGTCGGCCACAACGCCAGAACCTTTCAACAAGCCCTCGATGATGTCCCCCTCGAGATGATCGATGAGATCAACGAACCCCACGTTACGGACCTGTGGCACAGCATCGATGAAGCGATCCGTCCCACTGTTCGCCGCAACACCATCGACCGTGTCAACACTTCCGCCTGGTACCGGTCGCATTGGTCGATGGCTCCCGTGAGGCTGGTTCGCGACATGCGACCCCAGCACATTGTGTGGGCTGGCGACGCCAACTCTGGCGAACAGGTTGTGCGCCTCATGCAGGAAACCGGTCGTCACCCCGACGACATCACCCGGTTCCGTGGCCGGTGGGCCGGGGCTGAACGCCGGGAACGGGTCCACATTTTTCAGGAGGAGCAGGCGAACATGGTCGATGACCTGCTCGAGCGGCACTTCCCCGACGCAGACGAATCTGTCAGGGCGGCACTTAGGAAGGACTTTACCGACTCCAACGCGGCTGCCGACCGGGCACTGTCGACAGCTCAACGCTACGACGCTCAACTCAGCACTGTCGCGGTGCCGCAGGCCGACGGGTCCATTCAGATGTTCCAGGTTCCGATGACGCCCGGACAGTTGGAACAGTCGTTCACGATGGTCGACATCAAAGCCCTCGACCGGTTCCTTGCACATAGGGCGTCGGTAATCCCCGACGGGGTGTTCAGCAGTTTGGAAACAGCCGGTGCTTGGATGAATGGGACTATGGGGGTGTGGAAGGCGGGTGCGTTGCTTCGGCCTGCATGGACTGTTCGTGTTGTTCTCGATGAGCAGTTGCGGATGATCGCGAAGATGGGTGCCTGGACTCGTATGCATGGGATCTTGGCGAATGATCGGCATCGGTATGTCGAAGCGGTTCTTGCCCGCAAGGTTGTGAAGGATGGTGTCGTTGATCGTGGGTCGGCTGCGTGGCTGAGGTCGCGTCGTGCCGCTGTTGCTGGCGGCGTTGGTGCCGTCCTTGCCGGCCCTGCCGGTGCAGCCATCGGGGCTGGGGCGTCGTTCGTTCGTAACCGGCGTGCTATCAGACGTTTGACACGCAAACTCGAGGTGAAGCGGGAGGCTCGCGAGATTGGTGGCCGTGCCGGTCAGGCACGCCTCGCTGAAGACCCGTTGACGGCGCACGGTGAGGCACCGTCGCAGATCGGAGCCTATGAATACCAAGGGTCGTTCGGTGACGCTGTCGCCCCGCAGGTCGTTTGGGAGAGGTCGGTTAGCGCAAACCGTCAGGTGTCGTTCGCCCTCGGCCACGAAGAACGCGCCCTCTACGACGAGCTTCGAACCACCCACGGGTCGTGGGTGGAAGTCAACCCGTTGGAGTTCAGGGCAAACGAGTTCTCTGAAAGGGTTTCCCGATATGGGGAAGGGTGGGAGCGGGTTGTCAACGACCAGTACGCCTCGAACCAGGCGGGGCGCATAGCGTTCGATGATTCGCTTGGTGGGCCACAGGAGCGTGTCGACAGGCTCATCGAATGGGCCGACACGGACAAGGGTCGCCAGTTCGTGGCTGCTACCCCGAAGCGGTTCCCGACTGACGAGTTCGGGGTGTTTGCCCCTGCCGATGTTGAGGATTGGGCGAAGAAGCTGGTGGAGGCTGCTGACCGGATGGTTCTCGATAGGACTATTCGTGGGCGTTTGGCCGCAGGCGAAAGGGTCCGGTTTGCTGATGTCCAGGCGATAGCGGGAGATGCCGGTCAGGATTGGCGGTATCTGGTTGGGGAGATCCACGCACAGGACATGGTCGCAGCGAAGGGGAGGTTGAAGGGGCCGTTGGATCGGTTGCGGGGCTTCGTTGAGAAGGCGTTCGAACGGCTCGGGACGTTGCCAACCGACACGCTTTCACGCAACCCGTACTTCCGGCATGTCTACGAAACCGGCATGGAACGCCGCCTCAAGTCGCTGGACGCGGCCGACTTGCGTATCCACGGCCAGCAGTACGAGTTGTCAGACGAGGCGCTGCGCGGCATGGAGGGTTCTGCCCGCCGCGAAGCCCTCCAAGAAACACGCTACTTGCTGTACGACCTTGCAGAATCGTCACAGTTTGCCGACATGTTCCGCCACATGATGCCGTTCTACAACGCATGGCAGGAGGTGCTTTCCCGTTGGGCCGGTATCGCAATCGAAAACCCGGCGTATGTGGCACGCCTCGGTGCCGGCCTGCGAGCCGACATCGACATCGACGGGTTCATGGAGACAGTCGAGGTTGACGGCGAACGGTTCTACCAGTTCCGCCTCCCCGAGTTCGCCACCGGTTTGTTGTCGTCGGGGTACTTCAGTGGCGCCGCCAACGACCTGGGGATTGTCCGGTTCCGGGCTGATTCGCTCAACATGGTGACTCAGGGGTTGCCGGGGTTTGGTCCGATGGCGCAGGTTCCGGCGTCGATGCTGGTGACTGAACAGCCAGAGTTGGAGGGGGCGCTTAGATTCGTTCTGCCTTATGGGCCGATCAAGGGCACGAACATTGTGGAGCAGGCGTATGAGTCGTTCAAGCCGGCATGGTTGAAGCGGATTACGTCAAGCTTGGAAGAGGACGAGTCCTACGAATCGATGGCAGCGAAGATAATGATTTCCCGTTTGGCAGACATGCAGAATGGTGAACGTGAACAGATCGACTTTGACGACGCCAACGTCCGCGCCGAGTTCATTGCCGAGGTGAGAACCGACGCCCAACATTTCATGTACCTTCGGGCTATGGCGTCGGCTGTGTCCCCTGCCGCAGTCGGATTCCATTCGCCGTACCAGCCTTGGATTGACCGGCATCGCGAGTTGCGATCCGCGAACCCGGTTACTGCCGACGAAGAGTTCCTCAAGGAACTAAGCAGAGAAGGAGTGGGGGGTTTCTTCGTGATGTCGGCCCGCTTCTCGAAGAACAACGAAGGGTTGCCGGCGACGCTGGAATCGGAGGAACTTCGCAACAAGTACATTGATCTTGTTCGGCGGTACCCGGAGGTCGGCGGGTTGATTCTCGGTATCGAAGGCGGCGGTGCCGCAAGGTTCTCTTCGTCTGTTTATGAGAAGCAGCTCGCGGAGGACACTTCGCCCGGGTCGGGGAAGAAGCGCCGTGAACGGCTGTCGCTTGATGAGATTATGGTTAGTGCCAGGGAACGTGAGGGGTGGTCGAAATATGGTGAGGTGTCAGACGTTGTTTACAATGAGATGCGTCGCCGGGGTTTGCCGAACTTGCGGGTGAAGGAGGCCCGTGACTTGTTGTGGGTCAAGCAGGTAGCGGTTCGCAAAATCGGTGAAGAGTATCCGTTGTGGTATGCGGCGTTTCGGGATCCAGATTTGACGAAGTGGAGCGACCGGTTGGAAGGGATGCGTGCCATCGTGTCCGATGAGCGTCTTTCGGGTCGTGACGATGTGCGTCTTCTCGCTGAGTATCTCGAGATTCGGGATTTGTTCACTGGCGAGTTGTCGCGACGCGGAGTTGCCGGTGGGGCAGTCACCCTGGAAGCAACGAGTAACATGGATTTGTCGGGTTTGTGGGAACAGGTCATGGACCAGTTGTTGGAGAATCCGACGTTTTCGGATTTGTTGTGGCGATGGTTGGAGTTTGATCCGTTGAAGTCTGAGACATGGCCTACGAGGCAGCGGACGGCGTTGCAGGCGTCGAGGTTGGCGAGGATGGCAGCATGAGTAACGGCACTGGGTCGGAGGATTGGGACGCATTTCTGGCCGCCCTCGCTGCTGGTGGTGCTGATCTGAGCGGGATGCCCGGGGGCGAGGAGGAGCTTCCAGATCCGTTGGATATGTGGACTTACGGATACGGCATCCGCCTCGATGACCCCCTCGTAACCCATGTGGAGACAGTTCGACAACCGCCAGACCCCTCAGACTTCGGTGCCCTCATCCCAGCGGAGGACATAACGGTCACTGATACGACAGTCCGCGACGTTGTACAGGCTTACGTCGATGCCCCACCAGAGGAACAACTATCGATTCGGGAACGCCTCTTTGCCGGCGGGCACTACCGCAGCGGAGTCGACGGCCATGAGATCAGCGACCACCCACGGGACACAAGGTCTGCGCTGGTTGACGCGATCATCCACTACGGCGCGTTGAACATGAATCCGTTGGCTGCGTTGCCTGTGGCAGACAGGGCGCAGTTCGTTGAGGAACCAGCCCCGGGACCGAGGCGAGCCACGGAGGCGCAGATTGTGGGGATGGCCGACCAGATGGCGAAGAGTTTGCTGGGCCGGCGGGCCACTGAACCGGAACGCAGGGCTGCCGTCGCGATTGGTCGCCGCTTCGAGGACCAGGGGCAGAGTTACGGGGCTCGGGATTTTGAGGCTCCGTACCGGTTTGTGGCGGGTGACGAGGTGAAGGCGCGGGATATGGAGAAGACGTTGAGCGTTTTTGAGCGGATAGTGAAGGGACGCTGACATGAAGCGTGGCGACAAGGGGATGTTTGTCGGCATTCTCCAAAAGACGTTGGCTGAGGCCGGGTTTGATCCTGGTCCGGTAGATGGCATCTATGGGCCGAAGACGGAAGCGGCGGTGAAGAAGTTCCAGCAGTCCCGTCCCGCAGACTTGCTTTTGCCGTTGTCTGGCGAGGCTGACGGTAAGACATGGACGGCGTTGCAGGCGTACCACAAGACGGTCATGGAGGAAAAGCCGTCCCGGGATACAGGCGAGGGTGACGACAGCCTTTCGACCGGTGATGGTACATCCGAGGAAACGATGCCAACGGCGCACCCACCCGGCGTTGGGGACTATGGCGGCAACGAGTCCGCAAAGCAGCATCCGGTTTGGACCGCTGCCTATACCCAAGCATTGGATATTGGTTTTTCCGAGGATGTTTCGGCAGCATTGGCCGACGAAGCGGTCCACCAAGCGTTGTACGAGCAGCATGTAAGCGAGGGGTATTCCGAAGAGGTTGCGCTTGATCTTGCGAACGAGGAAGTCCCATCGGCAGTTCCGTGGGACAAGCGTGGGGAATATGCCGAGGTGCCGACCGGTGGTGATGGGCCGTCGTCGGAACAGGCTGCGGCTATCGCAGAAGCGATTGAGGAGTACGGCGAAGAGGCAGTCGATTCGTTGTTCAGGATGCTCGGGGGGAAGGACACGGTTCCGAACCAGGAGGCTGTTAGCGGTCATCCGGCATGGCAGGGTGCCTATGACAGTTCGAGGGCTGCTGGCTTTTCTGAAGAGGTGTCGGTTGCTATAGCAAACGCTACTGTCCACGGTGCCCTTTTCCAGCAGCATTTGGACGAGGGTTATGCGCCAGATGTTGCACTCCAGCTTGCGAACGAGGAAGTCCCATCGCAAGCAAAGTCTGAAGGGGCTCTTGCGACTGTCACTACCGACTCCCCGGGCGGCGGCACCCTAGACGGTACGGGCACCACATCCGACGGCGACACGGGCGACGCCGACGCTGACACCAACGCCAACGCCTTCTTTGGCGACACCACCACACCCGACGGTACGGGCACACCCGACGGCGGCACACCGGTAGACGGCCCGTGGGGCACAGTTGAGGCGCTACAAGAAGCCCTCCTCGCCGCCGGATTCGACCCCGGACCCATCGACGGAATCATGGGGCCGCTTACACGGGCTGCGATGGAAGCGTTCAACGTGTCCATCGGCGGGTCCGGGTGGGGAATCTCAGCCGACGGTTGGGTGACACTCTTGGGGACTCGCCAGGGTGAAGGCGACTCGACAGAACCCCCCGACGAGATTGTCACCGACGAAGACATCGCCAACCTCGCCGCCGCCTACGGATACGGCGCACGCTGGCTCAACCACGAAGAACTAGGCCCAATCCTGCGCCAAGCCGCCGAAGAAGGCTGGTACGACAACGCCACCGGCCTCGCACGCCTCGAAGCAGCCATCAAAGCAACCGACTGGTGGGACGACTTCGACGCCAACGAACGCAACCACCAACTCCTGGAAGCATCCGACCCGGCAGAAGCCGAACGCCTCCTCGACCTCCAAGTAGACATGCTGCACCGTGCCGCAACCCGCCTGGGCCTCACAATCGCAGACGACCGCGTCCGCGAAATGGCCCGCGCCGCCCATGTCGAAAACTGGTCCGACTACCAGATCAACCAAAACATGCTCCTCGAAGCCGAATGGGCACCCGGCCAAGCCGGCGGAGCAGTCGAAGACAACTACGCCATCATCGACGCTTTAGCCGGCGACTATTTCGTAGACCACCTCATAGACGACACCACCAAAGACGAATGGGCACGCGCCCTGTACCTCGGTGACATCACCGAAATGGGTATCCGCAACGACATCTCAGCGTTGGCGCAATCGTCGTTCCCGTCGATGGAGGCACGCATCTCGCAGGGCTACTCAACCCGTCAGATCGTCGCCCCGCTACGCCAGGAAGCAGCACGCCTGCTGGAAATCGACGCCACTAGCATCGACTTTATGACCGACCCGAGGTTCCAGCCGATCTGGCAGCAACAGAACGACGACGGCACCACCCGCGTGATGTCCGTCGCAGAAGTCGGACAGTACGTCCGCGGCCTCGAAGACTGGCAGACGACAACGAATGCAACCAACGACGCCTACCGGTTCGCTGACTACATCGGCAAGAAGTTCGGAAAGGCAGCCTGACCATGACTGAAACAGCCAACCAGATCATCAACAACGCCCTCACCGCCTACGGCCTCGAAGGGTTACTCACCGACACCGACCTTGATCTGATCGGGACATGGCAACGCACCGCCAACATGGACGCCGTGTGGGCACGCGTGCAAACGTCGCAAGCGTATGCCGACAGGTTCCCGGCAATGCAAGGACTCGCTGCCGCCGGCCGTGCCATCACCGAAGAAACCTACGTCGCCCTGGAACGCCAATACGCAGGGATCTTGTCCATGTATGGGCTACCTGAAACTTTCTACGACGACGCCTCAGACTTCGGTGCCCTCATCGAAGGCGATGTGTCGCCGCAAGAGTTCTCGCAACGAGCCGGCCTTGCCGCTGAAGCTGCCGACGCAACCAACCCTGAAGTTCTCGACCAACTTCGCGACTACTATCAGATCACAGCACAAGACTTGACCGCCTACTATTTGGACCCAGAGAGAGCCACATCAATCTTTGAAGAGCGGGAACGGTTTGGTGCCGCCCGGATTGGCGCAGCATCTGTGACAACCGGGGTTGGCCCAATCACCCGCCAGACCGCCGAGCAGATTCAACGCGCGGGGATCACTGAGACTCAGGCTCGCGGAGGTTTCCGAACGGTAGCCGGTTCCACCCTTGGAGAAGAAACCGCGTCTGAAACGTCAGACTTGACGACCGGTGAACTTGTCCAAGCAGAGTTCGGACTGGACGAAGAGGCCCGCCTCAAAGCGGAAGAGCGTCGCCAGCGCCGCCTGGCAGGGTTCTCCAAGACCGGCGGTCCCGCAATGGGCCGTACCGGATTCGCGGGCCTCGGAACCGCACGTTAGGTTCATTTAGCCAACCGCGTTACATGCGTGTGATTTGCATGCTATCGTGGTCTTCAGACGCCGAATGGCCGCATGAGTTCATCTCATGTGCGAGCTGTTGGTGCAACCGACCGCCCGGTCGACCTCCAAGACTCGGGTGCGAAACGGCTACTGGAGAGGGACATAGATGACCGAGGCAAACCAGCCCGACATCGTTGATAACGACGGCGAACCAAAGCGCAACTTTCGCAGAGTCCTCGAGGACCGAGCGTCAGACGCAGAAGCCAGAGCAGAAGCACTCGAGTCGGAACTTGAAGGGTTGAAACGCAACGATGCGTTTCGCCAAGCAGGGATCGACCCGGCCGATGCCCGACAGTCCTACTTTGTGAAGGGCTACGAGGGCGAGGTCGACGCTGAGTCCATCCGGCAAGCGGCTCTACAAGCCGGTTTCATTGATGAAACCGGTGGAGGAACCCAGGCTCCGGGTCAGTTTCGTGAGGAACTGGCGGCACAGCAACGAGTTGCAGACGCCGGCCTCGAAGGCCAGCCGGTGGCGAACCCCGGACTCAATGACCGGATCGCCTCCACCACGGACTCTGACGAGCTGAAGGCTCTGATGAAGTCCGAGGGGTTCGAGTTCAACGTGCAAGGCTGAATACCTCTCTAACCCTTTCAACTATTTCGAGGTAACAGCAACTCATGGCATACACCCAGAAGAGCTCACTGAGCTCAGACCAGGTTGCCTTCCAGCAGTTGGCGTACTTCGCGTTTCGCAAGCAGCCTCTTCACGAGGACTATGCCACCGTGCGTGCCACCCGGCAGTCGCATCGTGGTTCGGGCGTGACGTTCACGAAGTACACCGATCTGGCGCAGGCAACATCCGCACTGACGGAAACCAGCGACGTAACTCCCGTTGCGGCTGCCGACTCTCAGGTCACTGTGAACCTGACCGAGTACGGCAACGCGACCGAGACAACGGCCGCACTGCGAGGACAGTCCTTCCTCAACATCAACGAAGACCTCGCGAATCTGATCGGCTACAACGCAGCCGACAGCCTCGACCAGGTCGTCGCAGACATCGCTTACGCCGACTCCACCAACGTCAAGTACGTCGGGCAGTCGAGCCGTGGAGCCTTGCTCACCAGCAACAACCTCACTTCCAACTCGGTTCGTGAAGCAGTTGCCACTCTGCGTGGATCTGCGGTCCCCACTTGGGACGGCGGCTCCTACGTCGGGTTCGCCCACCCAGATGTCGTCTACGACTTCATCGGCCAAACCGGCACGGCAGACCTTCGGTCTTTCCAGATCCGGCAGGACGCCCCTGGTGTCCGCAGCGGCGAGATCGGCACCTTCGATGGTGTCCGGTTCATTTCCACTGCTCGAGCCCTGCTCGTCGCTGATGGTGGTTCAACCACCAACGATGTCTACGGCACGCTCATCATGGGGCAGCAGGCTCTCGCGAAGGCTTACTCGACAATGTACGGACCCGATCCGACTGTCGAGTTTGGCCCGGTCACGGATCGCCTGCGGCGCTTCCAGCCCATCGGCTGGTACGCCATGTGCGGCTACGGGGTCTTCCGCGGTGAGGCTTTGTACCGCATCGAGACAACCTCCACCATCGGGGACAACAGTTAGCCGAAGGTGACCACACCGTGAGCTTCGCTCCCTCGGCTTTCGACGGGCCGGGGGGGCGATGACTCATCGGGAGGAGATGATGGGCTACAAGGTACGGAAACCGCGCAAGCCGAGGAGCCGGTGATGGGCCGGTACTCGTCTGTGGCGATTCTGACTCGTCGTGGGACCAAGAAGTCGACGCCTGTGCGGCGCGACGATGGTCAACCAGGTGGGGTCCGTACTGAGCATTGGGACGGTCGGGTTGATGTGGTGGTCGCCCCTGAGTCCGTTGATCTCCGCGTACTCAAGGATGGTGATTCGTAATGGCTGTTACAGCCTCGGGCCTTTTTGTGCCCACATTTCTAGACATTCTGGACGGGACTCAGCTCGCTGTGGACACGGCGTCGGACACGTTCAAGTGCGCCATGATTACCAACAGTTCGACGCCCGACTTTGACACCCATGACGAGTGGGCAGATTTGTCTGGCAACGAGGTTTCGGGTACGGCCTACTCGGCCGGCGGGGTGGCGCTGACTTCGGTGACGTTGACGGGTTCGTCCGGGACGATCAAGTTCGATGCTGCCGATTCGTCGTGGTCTACGTCCACGATTTCGAATGCCCGGGCGGCGGTCATCTATGACGACACGTTGTCGGGCGACAAGCTGATTTGTCTCGTCAACTTTGGCGCGGATTATTCGTCGGCGAACGGGACGTTCTCGATTACCTGGAACGCGTCTGGTATTTGGACGCTGGATTTGACGCCGTAGGAGGCTGACTGATGGCAACCTCATTCCCGACGAGTCTGGATACTGCCGGCGGGACGCTTCGCACGGACATCAGTTCGACTACGGATATGGACGCGTCCGGTTTCGAACATGACGAACTTCATGTGAATGTGCATGGTGCTGCTTTGGCCCTGGAGGCGAAGGTGGGTACGGGGGCTTCGACGCCGGTTGAGGGTGCGGTGTTGATGGGGACGGGTACTGGTACGTCGGGTTGGTCTACTGCTCCGATGAGTAACCGTAACGCCTGTCTCAACCCGGACATGAAGATCAACCAGCGCGAGGGCGGTGCGTCGGGTGGCCCGAACGCGGGTTACGTCCTAGATCAGTTCCAACTCTTAGCGTCGGGTGGGACACGCAACTACAACGTCGGGGCGTTCGCTATGGGTAGCCCCGCTGCTGCTGGATATGAGTCGCCCAATCACGCTTCGATTGTGATGTCGTCCATGTCCACCGTAGGCGGGTACGTCATCTTTCGTCCC